CACCCATATTTTTAATATGGTTTGATAACACTTCGAAAGCTCTTGGGTGTTCTGATTCTCTAGCTAATTCAGCCATAGCATCCATGGACAAAGTACCGGTACGAATAAGATCTTTATACGTTTCTCTAGAAAACTCATAATCATCTTTTATATCTTTTTTGTCAATAGGTATACTTGCTAACTCTGTTTTTTCCTTTACCTTTTGTGGTAAATTTTTAGCCAGTCTTTCTGATATTTTATCTTTATTATTCATTACACGTAACTTGTTAATGTTGTTGAAGCATTTGATGTGGCACCAGTTAAAGTTTCACCAGGATGCAAATATCCACTTGCGCTATTAAATCCAATAGTATTTCTAACAATATTACCACCTTCTATTATTGGAGTAAATGTACCAATTTTAAAAGTTGTTCCAGAAGAACTTCCAGTTACTATTTCACCAACGCTAAATGTTCCACTTATAGATGCTGGTAAATTAATTGTTCCTGATTCTGGATGATTAATAAAATCAGTTGTTGTAACAATTCTATATTGTCCCGATCCTGGTGTACCTGTTACTAAAGTATCGCTTTCAACTGCCGTGGTTGGATCTATTTTATATGTACTACTTTGAAATTCTTGTGTAGTATTTGCTTGATTAATATAATCAATATCAATTTCTTTAATGACACCTTGCGATCCTTTAGAACTATAAAAAGTCATTTTCATTGTAAAGCCAAGAGTATACGTTAGTACTCTACGAGTTATAAAGTCTGCTTCATAATCATCGTTAAACGTAACTGAATTTAAAACTATGGGAACATCTTGTGTAAATGTAGTCCATCCATCAATAGGTTTAATTGATACCGTATAATCCGGTTGAAAGAATGGTATGATTTGTTCTAATATTTGTAATCCATCATCTTGGTTCTTAGCCATGATGGTTAATTCCATACCAATATTATATGGCACTTGAAAATCTATTTTATCTCTTTTAGAAGTATCGGTACTAGCATTTGTTATTTTATTTCTTTTATTTTGTTTTTGATTTAAATCAATATCAAGACTAGTAATTTCAAAAGCCATTCTTGGCATTTTTAAAGCCAATGATTGATTGTCTAAATCTTCATTTAATCTTGCAAGAAATTTTTGTTTAGGACCATAAGCCAACGGAACTTTTACTTGATTTAATATACCACCACTGCCATCTTTACGTATGACAGTTATATTGTTAAAAAGTGTACCAAAAACGGCTACTGACTTTCTAACTGTTGCGTGATAAAAATGACTTCCAAACATTAGAAATTATCCGATGGATCTCCAAATGGGTTAGCCTCTGTAAAGTCAAGGAATCCGTCTGCTGCAACTTCAAATGCAACATTTTCTCCCTGGCTATCAGTAGGATCTACGAAAGGACTATTATCTCCAATATCGTATACTTTTGTTATAGTTACTGTTTTAGCTGATTCAGCTCCAGTTAATGTAAGAGTAGATGAAACAATAAAGTCTCTAGCTTCAGCAACTCCAGTTACTCCAATATTTGATACTTGAATTCTACCACCAGTGGCTGATAGTTTTTCTACTACTTGTACTGTTCCAAATACGCTTGTTAATACATCACCACCAGCATTAAAGGTAAGATTTTGTGTAACTAGTTCACCTTGTTCTAAATGATTATTGCCGGTTGTAGAATATTCTAAAGTTACTTGATAAGAATCAGTTACTTCTATTTGATCTAAAATATCAACACCAGTATCAAAGTCTTCATCATTATATTCATATAGAGCACATTGTAACCTATATACTGGTAAATTAGATAATTGATAGAATGGTTGCTCATGTTCCACAAACATAACTTCAAAAAATTTATTGGATAGTGGTAAAAATATTAGATCACCTTCTTTTGGTCTATCTCCACCATCAAATCCAATATATCTATCCCATACTTTTCTAGATATTACAAAGTTAACTTCATCTCTTACTTCTAAACCAAATTTAGAATATAAATCTCCTTGACCTTCAAATCCTTCTGTACCTTCAATATAACCCTCAATCATAAATGCATCATCAAACTTAGATGCACGATCTTCTCCCAATATAGTATCAGTACTTACTATTTCTCTTGGTAAGTAAAAAAGATCTTGACCGTATATTTTAAGTGATTCAATGATTAAATCTTCGTAAAGATTTTGTTCGGATCTTACGGCCTGAGAAAAGTATACATTTCTAGGCATAATCTATCCCGTATAAAAATCGATAGGTTCTTCCCAATTAAGCCTAGCTTCTTCAGTAAGCTTTTCGATTTCTTCTCTTGCATCGTCGAAGATTTGTCGGCCATTAAAGGTAACACCACCTGGCATTTGCATACCTTCGAATTTTAATAAGTTAATACCCCATTGGTGTTTTATTAAAGCAGTTGCATAACGTTTTAAATAGTAATCATTATATACATCAGTAAATGTATCTGGATCTACTATACGATAACATTCAATAACTAAATAAGTAAATTTACCAGGAGTTAATTCTGGTGTAAGTTTGGCATTTCCACCCATTGCACTATGATTAGCACAATAGTAATATAATGTAGGAGTTGATTCTGTTACAACAATTCTAGTATATGCTCCGGCTTGTCCGGGTGTTCCATTAGTTGTCACACCTGTGGTATACTCAGTACCACTTGCATGTGTTCCATTTTCTGTAATACTAAATCTAAATGGATGACCATTATTAGAAGCATCTGATTGATCGAATGTATATGTTCCACCAATGGATAAAGCTAAGCTTCCGGTTTCAACGCCATTAACTGTATATTTATTTCCAGCGCCTGTAGCTATTACTTTTACTGTTATAGTTTCGTCTGCTGGTGTATCAGTATCGACATCCCAATCCATGTGTACATGTAATCTATTTTGATGTCTATTAAAATCTACATGTTTTTCATCTGCATCTAGTATCATATCCAACATAGCTAGATGATTCATCTTCATTTTAAAATCATACATTTGACCCATGAAACCTAAGCTATGCATGTCATTTAACATAACTTGATATTTAATATCAAACATATTATTTGATAAATTAGATTCTTGAAGCGGCATTAGTCGCACAACATTTGTAACTAAATCTGGTATTGTTATATAACCATTAGCTTGATCTGTTTTAGTAACTAAGTGCTTTAAATAAACTTTTTCTACGGCATCAGCATGATACTCTTGATAAAACTGTAAAGCCTCATCTACTCTATCATCTACCTGGTCATCATCCACATTTATTTCTATTACAGGATGCCCTAGAGCCCTTTTGCAATATTGAATTAATGTTGATCTGCTATTTGGTTTTGCCATAATACTATTTATACATTATATTTATTCTATTATAGTTCCTTCTTCACCAGCTTCCATTACTGATTTAAAGTGATTTATATTACTTTCCGTCCATAATGTTTCTGCTTCGGTTTTAACTTCATCGGGTAAATTATCAATATTTTGATTTACCCATTCGCCATTTTGTATCATTGCTGGAGGCCATACATTTTCTTGCGAATCAATTATTTCATGTGCGGTTGTTTTTTTAATTGCCATTATATCTCCTATGATGTACTACTATGTCCATTAAATTGTCCAAAGAAAACTCTCAATCTTATTTTAGCACCATAAAATGATGCACCCGGATACGAATGAACAATTGTTAATTTTCCACTATTAGATGCATTTGTCCCTTGTGAAGCAGTAAAAGTAAAATAGTCACCATTAGTTAATCCACCAATACCTCCAGCTCCAGCGGAGTTTTGTGTTGTTTCGAAACTACTTGTACTTGAAGCTGTTCTAAAACCTTCAATACCATCAAATCTATGAGAAGTATGATTATTACTCCAAAAACCTCTACAGAAAATATTATTATGAGCACCACCATTGGTACATGCTGCAACTAGCATAACTTCAGCATTAAAATAACTATCTGAGTTGTCCCACACCATGGTGTGACTTGTGTTACCAGTCATATAATACCAAAACTCTTTAAAGTAACCATAATCA